TCAGAAAATTGTATTGAAAAAGACAATGAAACCTGTGAAGATGAGCAAAGTCAATCAATAACTCACACAATTGAAAAAAGTAGGTCGCTTTCAAACAGAACTTTTGAGTCAAGATCTATAAATACGATAAGTAGAAAACTCTGTATTCGTGAAAAAGAAGAGCAATCCTATTGTTTTGATTGATTTTAATATTTCTTGACTTTTTCAAAATTATCTGATATTCTATAGGAGAAAACAATGACACAAGAAGGATATTATATCAAAGCCACTGTAGATCGATGTGACGCAAAAGAAGCTTTATTAAAGACGCCAGAAGAAGGTGCTATTCATGTAACAGAATCCACAGGAGGTGCTTGGCGAGAAAATATGAGAGTGGGTGCTGACTATGTTCAGAAGAATCGTATTAAAGCATTGAGCTTGGAAAAGGTTCGAGCACAAATTGAATCACGAGGAGGATTTTTAGACCTATGAAAAAAAGACGCAAAGCTTCGAAAAGAACAGTGCGCTGCACAATGTGCACACAATATCGTTGGTTTGGAAATAATGAAGGTCGTTGGAATCGTAACACTAAGAAAAGAAAACATGCAGCAAAGGAGCAGTTGAAAGAATATGCCCGGTCAATTTAACGATAAACTCAAAGCAGAATATAATCCACCATTTACATGGAAACTGGTAAGTCCATTGTCATTTACATCGGATGAAATTACAGAAGATGACGCAGTTGTGCTAAAAAGAATTGGTATGGAAAATGACCTTTCAAAAGATGGAACAATTGGCTATACAGTTACAGCACCGATTGGTTTTGAAACAAACTTAGCATCTGTGCCAAGACTATTTTGGAATATTATGTCGCCTTGGGATGTTGCCCGCAGTGCAGTTATTCATGATTTTCTTTATTTGAATTGTGCGAAAGCATATCCTAAATTACTTCATGACGATCCAGATATTGGTGAACTTACATGGAAAGATGCACGAAGAATTTCAGATAAGATTTTTCGTTTAGCAATGCGGTGTTCTGAACCTGCTGTTCCTAAATGGAAGATTGGCACAGCATACCGTGCTGTTCGTATGTTTGGTGGAAAACCAGCAAGAACAATATCTTAATTTACTATCTTATGTTCTTTTAGTGAGGATTCTTCGATGAGATATTTATTTGTCTGTTTTTTACTTGTTGCCTGTGGTGACATTCCGAAAGAAGGTGATGGCTCTGAAAAAGTAGAGGTGAAGATGGAACTACAATATGACAATGGGACTAAAAGATTAGGTCCTTTGCTTGAATATATAGAATTAGATTATTAAGAAATTTGCTCGTTGACCTGAGAAGATAGACACGTAAGACATCAGTGCAAATCTGATCGCCTCCACCATTCACATTTTACGAAGTGTCAATGTTGGGGGCGTATTTAGACTCGATTACGGTTGAAAATATCAGAGAGGGCGAATGACCATGTGGGTCTAAAACACAAACTAAATCAACTGCAAATCCAGCTGATTATACTTCAGCACAGATGGCAATGGCCGCCTGATAGCTGACGAGGATTGAGGCTGTTCCTTGTCACCAAAACAGTCTCACCATCCTAACACAATCCTAACATTCATCTAACTGAAATCTAACATTATTTTTCTAAATAGAAATGAGGTAATGTCGCCTCTTTTTCTAACATTTAGCCGAGAATTCATTTATGAAAAAACTTTTTCTACTACTCACACTCATCACACTATCCGCAACCGCATTCGCAAGAGAACAGATTAAAATTGTAGGTTCATCAACCGTTTATCCATTCACAACAGTTGTTGCTGAAAAACATGGACGAAATGGATTTAAAACACCGATTGTAGAATCAACAGGAACCGGTGGAGGAATGAAACTTTTTTGTGCTGGATTAGGACCACAACATCCTGATTTCACCAATGCTTCCCGTGCTATCAAAGGTAGCGAAAAAGAATTGTGTGCGAAGAATGGCGTGACTGATATTATTGAAATCAAAGTAGGAAATGATGGTATTGTTTTTGCCAACAAAGCAGGAGAAAGAAGAATGAATCTAACTGTTGGTGAATTATGGAAAGCAATGGCAGAACATGGGCCAAAACCAACAAATTGGAATCAGATTCATCCACGATTTCCAAATCAACCAATTAAAATTATGGCGCCTCCTCCAACTTCAGGAACAAGAGATGCTTGGAATTCATTAGTGATGCAAAAAGGATGTGCTATGGCTGGTGTGCATAAATCTTTAGGAAAAAAGAAATGCGTGCAATTTCGTGAAGATGGTGTAGTTGAAGAAGCTGGTGAAAATGATACACTGATTGTCAGAAGATTAGCAAATGATCCAGAAACATTTGGTATTTTTGGATTTTCTTTTCTTGACCAAAACCGAGATCAAATTCAGGGTTCACTCATTGATAATGTAGAGATTTCATTGGATAGTATTCAGAACTATTCATACCCAATTAGCCGACCACTATTTGTATACGCCAAGAAGGCACATGTTGGTGTGATTCCTGGTATGCAAGAATTTATGGATGAATATGTTTCTGATGCGGCAATGGGAGAATATGGGTATCTCTCTGATGAAGGATTAGTTCCTTTGAGTGATACATTGCTCAACTTAGTAAGAGCAAGTGTAGAATAAATAGATCTTTTAAAGGAGACCTATTATGTATAAATTATTTTTAGTATTAGCCTTGACACTCTTTGTTGTAGGCTGCTCATCTCATCGTCATTCAATGTTTGAAGAACAAGATCATTTTCACAGTTGTGATGGTTCAATGGTTTATGTTGAAGAACCAGTTGTTGATTGTTGGGAAACTTTGAGAGATGATATCATCGAAGAGTTGAGAAATTCACCAGAGAGTCCATATCATGATTTTCATCATGAACATCCACATGACCATAATGAAGATGCGATAGGCTAAAACTCACCACCATAAATGACAGAGGCTGCTGTTTCAGTAACTTCTGTCAAACTCAACGCACGAATTTTCCCACCACGAATTGCTAACACATTATTTTCTTCAAACTTAGGAATGTCTACATCTTTCAAAGATTTAAGTGTGGAAAAACGATTTCGAAATGTAACTGTTTTCAAATTGTTTCGATCACTTGCTTCAATTGAAAGTCCTTCGCTACCTTTGAAATTTAAAGTATCTGAATAGTTAGCAGTAAGAGTTTTACTGTTGATGTGAATTTTATCGAAACTATTTTGCTCTACATCAACAACCATTTTATTCTTAGGATTTCTTTTAACAGAAAATCCTGAGTATTCAGTAAAATTGATACGGTCAAATCCAGATTCACTATTCACATCAAATAATGTAAAACCAAGTCTTTCAAAATCATTTGTAAGTGTTCCCGTAGTTGATTGCTGATAAACACTACAAACTAAATCTTTTTCTTCTTGAGTTGTAGTTGTTGAATATAATGCTGCATTATGAACTTTATCAACTTCTTTTGTTGATACTTTACCATCACTTACAATTTCTTCGGTAAGACTTAAACTTTGTGTAGCTTCATCTAAAGTATTATTGTTATAGATTAATGCTGCTTTGATTTTATCTAAAGACATTGAATTAAGATGTATAAGTTGGAATTACATTCACCTGCCCTTGTAAAAGAATCGAACGCACACCAGATGTATGTAATAACATAACATCATAATTATAATGACCAGGTGGAATTGTTTTTGTTATCTGAGAATCCATAAACAAAACAAAATCAGAATCATTTTTTAAAACTTCAAATTTCCAAAATTTTTTTGATTCATGATTTTTTCTCATTTGAGCAAATAATGAATAGTTAGTTAAACATTCAGGTGCGTTTTCAAGTTCAGTACACTGAACACCACGAACAAAATCAGCTCCAGTAAAAACATCAATGATTGACAAATTTGTTTGTGGTGTTCCCATAGTTCTTAGTTTGATTGTTGTTGAGTTTCTTCTGACAACTCTTTCTTCATTTCATTGATCATTGCAACAGCACCAACATTCATGAGTTTTTGCTGAGTCAATTGATCGATTCTTTTTTCAATTTCTTCTTGCATGTTTTTAATTTCTTCAAATTTTTGTTCAAGCCATTCAACACTTACAGACATAAAATCTCCTCATAAAAATATTTTAATTGTAAACCTCGATACATCATGACGGTCAATTAAATTGACATCTGAAATATTTGTTTTACCAGTTTTGACCACACAATTATTTGTTTCTCGGTCAAAAACGGCACCATAGTTAAGTTCTTCTCCAAAGTTATCAAACTTTTGAATATCTAAACTTACAGTATAAGCATTATTTGGAAATGGTGAAACGAAATATAATTTATATTCGCCCACATCAATCTTTTCTACTCTCTGTATGTTTACTTTATTTATTATAGTTTCAGAAGAAGGGACAAAATCTAATTCAGAATAATAGCGATAATCATGTGTATATGGAGGTCTTACTTTTGAGTAAACATCAATTTTTTGGTCTTTCAAATCATTTAGATTTGACCTGCGATAATCTACAACAGCACGAAAGATTTCTTTTGGATCGGCTGTGAAATAATTGATAGAATTTGATGATGCATCATTGTAGAATAACCTACCATCTTTTAGATTGATTGCTAATTCACCATCTAGTAAAGAAGTTGGTTGTCTTCCATCTACATCTGAATTTTTGATTTTGACTACATTCGCCATAGTTTCTCAACTTTCTTATCCATTTCTTTCATTCCAGCAATCAACAAAGCAATTAGTCTTGTGTAATGAACACCAGTAAGTTCACCTTTTTTACTTTCTGTGAGTTCTGGGTAGACGTTAATAACTTCTTCAGCAATTAAACCGGGAACATTTTTTTCTGTTTTTGATTTGACTGAATCATAAATGACTGGATGAAATTGACGAATCATTCCCATAGCATTTGTAATTTCTTGAATGTTTTCTTTTGATGCTAAAGTTGATTCTTGAACTACACTTTGAACAGTGATTGTTCCATTCACATCTCTTTTAACAAGAGTGTCTGCAACATTCGCAGAGGTTGCCGCATTCAAATCATTCAGTGCTTGATTGAAAGAATCTCGCCAAGTGCTAAAATCATCAGTAAATTCAATAGGATCAATAGGCATAGTATTATCTCGGAAAAAAAAAATTAAAAAAAGACTTGACTTTTTTAGGAAACTACTGTATTATAAAAGACTAGAACATTATCACCATTGTTAATTGGAGCATGAAACTGAACTATTGATGCGTCAACCAAGGCGATAATTTGATAGTCACGTACTTTATAGCTTCCCGTAGCAGGATCTGTTGATGAAGGTGCTTGAATTTGACCCTCAACAAATACTAAAGCATTATAAATATCTGTAGGTTTAGAAATGCGAATAAGAGTTTCGCCGTCAGGACTTGGATCACCTGCTACAACCGTTTCAATATACTCAAACATTTTTGGTTTGACTGCTTCAAGATATGCCTTTGAAACAGCATCATCTGGATCAACCGCAGTGCCAACATTCTTAATGCGAAAATTACTTAGGTTGAGATCACGATCCATTGTAGTTTCTGACATGATTTCCCTTCTTAGTGTTTTGAAATTATTTTACTAAGTTATTTATGCTTTTACTATTTATCAAAGAATGATTTATGATTTTACCTGAAAAACCTGAATATACCTTTGCTCAACTCAAGACAAAAAACATTGATGGCAAAAGACATTACGTTACCACAGAGGGTGATTCCTTTGTATCAATCACAACGCTCCTCGGACACTTTAGCGCAAAAGGAATTGCCGCATGGCGAAAGAAAGTTGGAGAAGAAGAAGCTAATCGAATCACTGCTGAATCCTCATCTAACGGCACAGCAATGCACAATTCTCTTGAGGTATACCTCGAAGGGGGAGATTACAAAAAAACAATCAAATCGCAAAGTGAACAAAATCAATTTGATTGTATAAAAGATCATTTAGACCAGTATCTTCAAGCTACTTGGTGGCAAGAAGAACCTCTTTATTCAAATCGTCTCGGAGTCGCAGGCCGAGTTGATATGATTGGTGTCTATGAAAATGCGCCAACAATCATAGACTTTAAAACTTCTCGTAAATTTAAGAAAAAAGAGTATATCACTAACTACTTCGAACAAGCGACTTTTTATGCCATGGCGTTCTATGAAATGACAGGTTACCCAATCAAAGATATATGTATTCTCATTTCTGTAAACAAAGGTGAAGAACTTCAAGTTTACAGAGAAAAAGTGAGCAACTATATGGGTTCACTTCACTCAAAAATCAAAGAATATAAGGCATTACAACAATGAAATCCTTTTCAACTGTAGCTACACAAATAAAAAAGATGACAAAGATCGATCTTCTTCTCAAGAAACAGGCAGAGAAATTGATTGAAATGAATCCTTTCTTTCGTGAGCATCAAGAAGAAAATGTTTTTATTCACTGGAAGAATGGTCAGCCATTTCTTCTACCGCACAAGATGTCGGGCAAAGAAGCCAAGCAGCAAGGCTTTGAGACAATGGTCAACACGGTCCGTCTTTCCTCCATTCTCCAGGGAAAAGCCCACATCAGCACTTGACTTTTTCCTAACACTCTGCTAATATAAATATTGAAACATCATGAGTCTGTGAGTCACGCCACTCAGAGAGGTGACGAGATCTTTCACATTGCTATCAGAAGAATCCAGCGCACTCGATGAGTGATTTTTTTAATTTATTTTTCTGAGGATTTTTTTATGTTTTCAAATTTGCCATCAATAGAAGATACTCCGGAGGAGATAGAGAAATTCAAATACAACTTTCGCAAAGCATGGGATTTTGATTTTCAGGACAGGAGTCCAACAGAAAAAGTCATGCGAGGTCTTTTTCAATCGACTGTTGATGCTAATGATAAATGCTGGCGAGAAATCGCACTACTTCAGAAAATAGCTTGACATTTTTAATTGACTGTGATATAATGTGTTTTTGAAGTCAATTGTTTTAGGAGGTTTTATGTCACGAACTTATCGCAATCCTGCTTCGAAAAATTCTATATTTCGCAAACCTCGGCATAAAGGAGCTTTAGTCGCCGCATCCGATGAATACGGAATTCGCAAGAAAGCAATTCCCCCAACAGACTATGATGATATTCCTGTAGCAGGAATTCATGAAGACTTTCACCTTTATAAATTGGACCGCAAAACTGACAAACTTTTTCGTGACCTTCGCAAGGAACGAGAGCGAATTTATAACGAAAGCATAGAACAACCTCAAATTGCTTGACAACTAAATCTTATTTTTTCGGTGGAGGCTTCACGCCTCCATTCACATTTAGGAGAAAATGTGAGAGAACTTTTAGATATAAGAACACCTCAACAATCAGCACACGACCTACGACAACGAGTTCATGAACTGAATCAAAATAAAAGAGGTGATTTTTATTCACTCTTGCCAGTCTATTGCGAAAGAAATCCTGTAGTATATTATTACTTAGTTAAAGAATATGAAACTAAATCTTATCGTTACTGAAATTGACCGAAAACTCGCCACACACTTTGTTGAAAAAACTCATTACTCACCCATTATGCCAAGACTGACAAGACATTTTCTTGGGTTTTACCAAGAGAATGAATTGAAAGGTGTATTGACACTTGGTTGGGGAACAAGACCACGACACACAATTCAGAAGTTATTTCCTTCTTTAAACACCGATGATTATTTCGAAATTGGAAAGATGTGCATGGGTGATGAAATGCCAAGAAATTCTGAATCACAGATGGTTGCTCAGACTGTCAAGTGGTTGAAACAATATCATCCATCAAGAATCTTTCTCTACACAATGGCCGATGGTATCATGGGTAAATGTGGCTATGTGTATCAAGCATCAAACTTTTATTATGGTGGTCAATATCTGACAATGGTTTATTTGATGCCCAATGGTGAGAAACTTCACCCTCGTTCCACAAAGAAACTTCTAATCGAAAATCAGGAATTCTCAGGTCGCAAGAAACTTCACTGGATGACCAGAGACTTCATGAATCATAAAGGTATTCGCCTGATTGAAGGTCAAATGTTTCGCTACATTTATCCTTTGAACAAGACCGCAAAAAGAATGATGGAGAAAGAATCCACCACAGAGTGGACAAAGAACTATCCAAAAGACCATGACTTGATTTGGTACGACAAAACTACATTACCTAAACAGGTCATTACAAAACCGAATTTCACATATGAGAATATGGAATTCAACCCTCAAGCACAGAAATCTTCTGAAATCAATCTCTTAGAACTTTTTTAAAAAAATACTTGACATTCCTGTCCAATCTGATATGATCTGATCTTTCAATAAGATAGGAGAGCAGAATGACTAAAGAAGAAAGAATCGCCGACCTCCAAGAAAAAATTCGCACCTGGGATGAGACCCGACTCGCCACACAAGGCCGAGCAGGCAAGCGCCGACTCGAATTTTTTTTAAAAGAACTCGAAAAAAGTTCTTGACATTTTCGAATTCTTCTGATAAGATCTTTAACATGATGAGCAACTAAGTAGTTGTTCGAATACGAAAACGCCATACGAAAGGAATACCATGGCAAAAAGAATCTCCCTCGCTCAGTTCAGCACCGGCATCGTAGCACATTACGGAAAAGACGTTATGTCTCGTAAAGAAGTCAATGAATATGCTTCGTATGCCGGTGTGAGCAGACCAGACGGATGGGATTCCGACAAAATTTTCAAAGATGCTCAAAGCAAGAACGCCAGCGGCTACCGCTTCAGCGCCTCCACAGCACAAACAAATCGTGCTAAAATTGATTACGCCACACTCGGCACTGACACACAAGTCAATGAGATCTTCGAAGATCTTGAGATGTTGACAGAAGTTGTGTCAAAGCGCAAAATCAATTCTCTCATCGTGAACGGCTCTGCCGGTGTTGGCAAAACACATACAGTGATTGCTACTCTTGAGCAGAAAGGTCTTGTGAAAGACCGTGATTTCATCGTGTTGAAGTCCAAGACTTCTCCACTTGGCCTCTATATGACACTATTCATGCATCATGACAAAGTGATTGTGCTTGATGACATGGATGATGCACTTCGCAATGATGATTGTTCCGCTATTCTCAAAGCCGCTCTTGATTCTTACGATGTTCGTGAAATCAGTTGGTCTTCGAAGAAGATGGCGAATGTTGTTGGTGCTGACAAGAAGACTCGCACCGCAATCGAGAATGAAGCTCGAACTGCTCTGCTCAATGGCGAGACAGATGTTGCTTTGCCAAATCGTTTCATCTTCAAGGGTCAAGTGATTTTTGTCAGCAATCTTTCTCAAGATAAGTTTGACAAAGCTGTGCAGTCTCGTTCAGTTTGTATTGACTTGACATTGAGTGACAAGCAAGTTTTCTCTCGCATGAAGTCTGTTGTGACCAACTTGAACAATGCTCAAGTTGCCGAGAAAGCCCTGACACAAATCGTCGATAAATACAACAAAGGCCAAGTCAATTTGCCTAATCTTCGAACTGTCATCAACTATGCTAATATTCTCTCCAGCAATGTCAAGAATGCTGACCGCTTGAGCAAGTATTGCTGATGCTTTTCGTTATTATTGTTCTGGTGTTTGTCCTCGGTAAAGCCGAGGCACCAGAACAGATTCAATGTTCATCTCCAAGTGAGACTACATCATGTTCTACTACACTGTAAAGATTCGCACCACAGATAATCAAATTCTTGTAGTTAATGGTTATCAGCAGAATGGTAAACTCACCAAAAAAACCGCAGAGCAAATTGCCCGTGAAGAGTTGAGTGACCCTAAGCATTGTTCTGCTGCAGTATACAATTCAAATGGCAAAAAAATCTATTCACGATAAGAGGAATCATGGGACTTGATATGTTTGTTCGAGAAATTCGTTCATGGGAAAAACAAGAACTTTCACGATTTGCACAAGCAATTCTCAACACAATACCGAAATCCTTCAATGTGAACAATCCTGATCCGGATGTCGAAGAGAATTTCAATATTGATTCATTTTTAGCTAAACATCCTACAATACCAGTACCTTACAAACTCGGTGAAGAACTTTGTTATTGGCGTAAACATCCAGATGTACATGGTTGGATGAAAAACTTATTCTTTGACAAAGGTGGTATCACAACTTCAGACTTCAATCATGATACGATCTTTCTCACCCGTGAGAATGTTACAGATCTTGAAAAGGCCATTCAGCAAAAAGAATTACCTCCAACATCAGGTTTCTTTTTTGGCTCATCTTATGGTGATGACAAAGAATGGGAAGAATATCGTAATGAACAAGACCGAATATGTATTGAAAAAATGTTCAAGGCTCTTGATAATGGCTCATCAATTTATTACACTTCATCATGGTGATATTATGGCAAAGAGAATCCGTGGTGGTAAATTAACTGCTCAACAGAAACTGATTGCTGAATGTAAGGCCTTCAACAAAGGTCTTTCTCCTCGTTTGAGAAAAAGCCTCGAAGAATTTGTTGCCTATAAATATGGCTATGTGACAGCAACTTATCGTTCGATACCCAAAGAAGAGGTTGTATATCGACGTGAAGAACAGCAGATACCAAGCTTGAACAGCGGTGTTCTCTGTGCTACAAAAAAGAAAGAACAAGTATATACTGGTGAAGTTGTAACTGGTGTTGCAACAATGCATAAATCAAATGCTGTTCCTGTGGTCAATAATGAACAAGCGAAAGACTTAGCCTCAATGAGAAGATAACTTGTCAAAACTCTCAGAAAAAGATTTAGAATCACTTCGGCATTCTGCTGAAGTTTATATGGTCAATAAAATCTATGATGATTTTCATTTTCCATTTATTGTTTCATTTGGTAAAAAACATATCTTTCAAGAATTCTCTCATGGAGATATTCATCTAGGCGTGCTTTATCTTGAATGGCACAAACTTGAAAATGAAAGAAGAGGATATTATAAACCAACTTGGTTGAATTCGTTTGAAGAAGCCGCTGAAAAAGCGATTGAAATTCAATCGAATAAAATTGTGGATGAAGAAAAGTTATATCGTTATCATCAATCTTATTTTTCAGACATTTATAATCCACCTGAAAGGTTATATTCATGAAGCCTCTTGATCGAATTATATTATCACTCGATACAACTGATACTGATTATGCAAATCGAATGATTGAAAAATATTCAGAAAGAATCTATGGATTTAAACTGAATCATTTATTGTTCAATCAACATTCACTTCTTCGTTATTCTTATACAGATGTTCCGACTTTGGTTGATTATAAACTATTTGATATACCAAACACCATGATCGAAATTTTGATTGATCTGATTGACCGTGGTGTTGATATGGTGACAGTTCATATGGCAAACAGTCAAGTATCTTTGGATATTCTTGCTGACTATGCTGACAAAATCAAAATCTGTGGCGTAACATTGTTGACCAGCTGGACTGATGCTGATTGTCAGACACGATATGGTAAAACTCCCGCCGAACTATATGCTCAGAGTATTGCTGAGATGGAGAAATATGGTTTCTGGGGAATGATTTGTGCGCCAACAGATTTACAGTATGCTCAAATGGCAAATACATCTCTCAAAAAAATATGTCCTGGTATTCGCCCCAATACCTCAATCGCAACCTTGATTAGCACAGATGACCAAGTTCGAATTATGACACCTGACCAGGCAATTGAAGCAGGAGCAGACTACTTGGTGATGGGCCGATCCTTCTACGAATATGTCAATGATTGAATACTTTCTTAATCGTAAGAATTCCTTACGAGAATTATCAGATTCTGAATTTGACCATATGGTTGATCATTTTGCTGAAGAACTTTCACAAATGAATTATTGTTATTCATATCGTAACATTGAACTTCATAACGATTGGAAAGAATTGTGTAAATATGATACAACTTTTCTTCGAAATTCAGCGTCAACAACAAGGATTGGATTGAAGTTGTGTGAACATTTCTTTCCAAATTTCTTTGAGATTCGAAATGCGAAAGGTCAAAGTTTTGCGAACAGTTGGACAAAGGAGAATCTGGTCAAAATTCTGAAATGGAATCGCAAGTCGCATCACACACCATATCTCTCGGAGCTTCGTAGAGGTGTTTATTTCTGCTGTGGCTTGACGAAAAACACCATGTTCAGACCTCACATCGCAAAAACGGTTTGTGCGAATTTTTCGAAAAAAACGGTTTTGGATCCTTGTTGCGGTTGGGGTGGCCGAATGCTTGGTGCCCTTGCCGCAGGCAAGTATTATATCGGATTTGAACCAAATGGTGATACTCATCATAACTTGTTACAACTTGCGGATTTTCTGAACGCTCGAAGCCGTGTTGAAATTTACAATGACGGTGCTGAGAACATGACTAAATATGATTTTAAGAATGTTGATTTGATTCTTACATCTCCTCCTTATTTCAACTTAGAGATTTATTCAGAATCAAAACTTCAATCTGAGAATATGTTCTCAAGTTATGATGAATGGCGAGATGAATGGTTGAAGCCTGTGATTCATCACTCTCTTGACAAATTGAATAATGATGGTTATTCGGCATGGAATGTTCATAATGTAGGTAAAATGAAAATGATTTCTGATGTTGAGAAAATTCACAAAGAATATGGATATGATGTGACCTCTGAAATCTCCTTATCTTCTTCGAAACGCCAAGCAAACAACCATCGTCAGAAAAACAACGACCTGACAAGAGTATTTTATTCAACCGAGCGAAAGCAAAAAAATGCTTTTCTCGAAATTTTCTCTTGACAAAGAGAAAATTATCTGATATGATCTAATCTGAGGTAAGAATTGAATGACCTAAAATTCACAACAGCTGGAGAATATATGCAAGGTGAAATCTTCTTAACGTCTGATACGCACTATTGTCATTCAAACATATTGAATTTCAAAGATTTTAATGGCAATGCTGTTCGTGGTCAATTTGCGACTGTTGAAGAAATGAACGAGTGTATGTTCGATGGATGGAATGAGACAATTCGTGAAAACGATACTGTCTATCATCTTGGTGATTTAGCAATGGGTCCATATAAGAAAAGTGATTTTGCTGAACGATTTCGTTCATTACCTGGTAAAAAATATTTGATTGTAGGTAATCATGATGATATCAAGTGGTGTGTAAAGAGTAAATTATTTAAAGAAATTACAATGTGGAAAAAGTTTAAAGATAAAAAATTACTTCTTACACACATACCTGCGGATGTAAGTAATTTGAAATTTTATACTGAAGAAGATCGAATGATTAATATTCATGGTCACATTCATAACTTAAAAAGCCCTACAAAAAATCATCGATGTGTTTGTGTTGAATGGACAAACTATAAACCAATACATATTGATGAAGTTGAACAATTAAATAACTATACAGAAAGAATCTATGAATAAAATTGTAATTGTTGGTGGGGGAACTTCAGGCTGGTTTACCGCAGCCGCTATTTCTAAAAATTTACCAGAAGTTGATTTGACTTTAATTGAATCATCAGACATACCAACAATTGGTGTGGGTGAATCGACAATTCAAAGTATAAGATTATTTTTTGATGAATGTTTAGGTATTGATGTTCATGACTTTTTAAAAGAAGTTGACGGCACACTTAAAGTTTCAATTGCTTTTTCGAATTTTTCAAATCAATTGGAAAAATTTCAATATCCATTTGGTGATGTTTTACTTCATAATCAACAACTTCTTTTCAGTACTGATGAATATGAAAATGTTTGTCTTCAGGGATCTGATTTATCTTTTATTGATTTGTTAAATTATGGTAATGATAATTCTTTATTCGCTGAATATAATAAACTTCCTGTTCCTCAGAATTCTGAAGATTATCTTTTATTCACAAAAAATTGTGCTTTTCATTTTGATGCTTCGAAAATGGCAATTTTTCTCAAGAATAAGTTTTGTTCAAATATTAAACATATTCAAGCAACAATCACAGAAGATCAAATTAAAGTAGATGAAGATGGTATTCAAAGTATTCATTTGAATGATGGTACTGAAATTACAGCAGATTTATTTATTGACTGTACAGGATTTAAATCATTACTGCTTGAAAAGAAATTAGGTGTTTCCTTTAACAACTTTGACTTTCTTGTAAATGATAGCGCAATAGCGGCAAGAATTCCATATCAAAATGAAATAGAACAAAAAGAAAAGATACATAACACTACATTATGCACAGCAGTTGAAGAAGGTTGGACTTGGGAAATTCCTTTGTGGAATCGTTTAGGTGCCGGATATGTTTATTCATCTCAATTTACATCTAGAGAAAAAGCAGAACTTGATTTTCGTGAACAATTTGATTGGACTGGACCTGTAAACTATATTTCATTTCGACATGGATTTCATGAAAAAATGATTTACAAAAATGTTGCAGCAATTGGTCTTTCTTATGGTTTTATTGAACCTTTAGAATCAACTGGATTAGTAACAACGCATAATAATATTATGTTATTGCTTGATGAGATTCAAAAAAATCGTTCATCATCATTTTTGAATTCAATTTCAAAAGAAGGTATGAACGGACATTCAAGGTCTGTGATTAGAGGTTTTGCTGATTTTGTCTTTACACATTATGTGTTAACAAATAAAGATCATAATGCTTATTGGAAACATATGACACAAAAAGCATTTTATTCTCATCCAGATTCAGATGTATATGTAAGTTCATTAAATAAAACCATACCTTATCATGGTAATAATATAATTATATCAAGAGAACATTTAGGTCCTTATTGTATATCAAAAGGATTTAATCCAGTTGATTTTAATTTCTTTAGCAAATTCTCACTAAAGATGGTCAAAGAATTTGACCAATTATTTTCGAATAGTAATTATCATTCATATCAAAAAGCAATTGCAAATGAAGTTCGTAATCACACATCAATGAGAAAAAAACAAATACTTGACTCAAAGGATTTTGTTTCTACGTATGATTACTTAAAAAATGAATTTTATACCTAACATAAGAGAAGAAGTTTATGTTTGATATAGTATTTGGTGGTCTTTTATTCCTCGCATTCGGTGTTGGTGCGGTTCTGATTACTCTCTTTTTTGTCCTATGGCCAATACAAGCAAAAAGGCGACATGATTATTGGTGCCATCGAGATAACTTAGCACCCGGTGATGACCATGGAAATCAGGAGCCACATGTATAAACTAATTGATCGAATCACGCATCATCTACCAGAGACTATTCAAATCAATCCAAGAAGAAGAAAGATTCTTTCGAATATTCTTTATTATGGAGCCTTAGTCAATGCGATTGTCTTTATGTTTCTTTACCTGACATTGTATTATGGCTATGATGTTTTTGGACTCAAAGAATTAATAAAAAAGACTTGACATTCTCAAAACAATGTGCTAAGATCTTTAAATAAAATAAACGAATACACAACTCTCGAGGAGAACATTATGCAAATCAATCTACGCAAAGCAAGTGCCCTTCAGTCTGACATTCAATCACTGATTCGCTCCATTCATGTGGAGACACGTGCTTCTTTCGAAGAGCGTGATGCCGTGGCTGAAGAGATGACAGAGGCCATCAGCGAGTGGAGGACCAACCTTGAGCGTAAAACTGACCTCATCAATGTCCTTTTTGGCATTCGTGAAAAGGTTGGTGTTGCGAATGCCGAGTGTGGCCTCAACACAAAGCTCACCGAGTTTCGTCGAGTTTCCGAGCAGAAGGAATTGATCGAGGATACCATTGATGGCCGAAGAGGCCGAATGCTGACCATCGAGCAGGTGGTTGAAAAACTCACCAAGATGGAAGAAAGAGTTGAAAACGCCAAAGAAGCCCTCTTTGGCCGAAGCCGTGATATCGAAGTGTATACTGAACTTCTTGGCAAGGAGGATCTAGATAGCTATCGTAAAGAGATTCGTTCTCTCAAAAAACTTCAACGTTCAATCAATGAGGAGGTGCTCGAACTAAATATTCGCACTCACATTGTATTATCGGAAGCGGAAGTTCAAGTTCTCAGAAACGAGGACTTGGTCTGACGCCCAGTGGATTGTAGGTAAGAAACGGTCAATATCAGCAATATGCTGAAACACAACTACTGAAACCTCCAAACTGGTTGTCAATGTTTTCGGGATAAGGTCTTGGCGGACCTTCTTTGTTTATTTGCTCCCGAAGTTAGACCATTGTTTAAATGTTAGCATTGTTCATTGCTGCCTTCGGGTTATGTTGTTTTGTTTCGTTGACACGCCTCATTTACAATCCACACCCAAAGACATTCGAATAGGGAATCCTAGCAGATGCTCCCAGTATAGCTTACGAAAGGCCAAGAGCATGGTACAAGTAGAAGTCTGGCTGCGAAGATTCCCTATTTGAGTGTCTTTTTTTATTTTAAGCATGTGAAAAATTTGTATAAATAGTAAGAGAATATTTCAACATTTATCTTACAGAAAAATGACAAATATAATTCACGACCGAAGAGATTCACATGAACGCCGAGTAACACATGACCGGCGAGACAGTGAAGAAGATAATTTTTATACGGATCAAAGAAAAGAAGAACGAAGAAGCGACAAAGACCGTCGACAGTTGACAAGACGGAATCAACATGATCGACGAGTTCAAACTGTGAATGTGACAAATGACCGTCGAAAGTCTTCACGAAGATTTACGGATGCTGCTCAATTTCAAGAAGCATTGTCAGTAAAATCTGAAGAAGTGAATTTAGAAGCGTTACCTGATTGGGTGAGTGGTACATTACAAGAAGCTGAGAAAAGAAGGGCTGAACAACCAGCATTGTCACCACCTCCTGTAGATATGACCGGATCGGAAAACAAAGAAAAGTATTTTGATGTGTGGGTGGTCACAGTTACACTAATTATTCTTTTATGTTTCATGGGAGCAGGTTATATATTTTATTTTACTTGAGAAAAAGATTATGAATGTCAGCAAAATTACCGATCGATATTACAACTGAAGAAATTATAGCATTAGATTTTCGTTACTCTTATACAAATTCAGAACTATATAAAGATTGGCAGAAATTACAAAATACAATCTTATATAAAACAGGTTCTCAATTCAAACCAGGATTGAAACTTTGTCAGCACTTTTTTCCTAATTTCTGGAAAATCGAAAATTCGAAAGGATTATCTTTTGAAAAATGTTGGCAAGATCGAACATTGATGAAGAAAATTCATGAATGGGGTTTGAATTCAATGAGTTCTCTATGGCTCTCATGGATTCGCAGAGCCGTATACTTAGCGGGTGGTTTACCAAACTCATCTTATTACCGTCCGCATTTTTCAAAACAAATCATTGAGCAATTCTCAAAGAAGAAAAATGGAATCTTATTTGATCCTTGTGCTGGTTGGGGCGGGCGTATGCTCGGAACTGTGGCTGCTGGCTGGTCTTATGTTGCATGCGAACCGAATCGAGAAACGTATGAGAATTTATCAAAACTGATTGATTTTCTTGACATCTCGAATTCTGTCACACTACATAACATACCGGCAGAAAAGTTTACCTATGACCAAAAGGTAGATGTTGTTCTTACATCTCCACCTTACTTCAACCTTGAAATATATACGAGAGACTTAGACCAATCGTATCATCGTTATCTTGAATATGAAACTTGGAATGAAAAATGGTTTCGGCCATTGATGGAAAATTCAATGTCAATGCTGAATGAGAATGGTCTTTCTTGCTGGAATGTAATGAATTTTGGCAAACAAGACCTTGTTGAAACAGTCATTGATGTTCATGTAAAAAATAATTATCGCTATCTTGACCGTGTTGGTTTTACAAGTCCTCTTGCGAATATAAGAAACCTTAAAAATAAAGACGTTACTTATATTTACCAAAGGATTTAATGTTAGACGAATATGAAATCAAACTAAATGAGAAATCAAGTAGATTTTTATATGATACAAAGAGTGCTGACCGAAGACAATATGTTCAACGAAGAGCAACATCAGTAAGAAGAGAATTAGCAGACCGCCGACGTGAACAGCTTGCTGTTGAAGTTGAAAGACGTAAAGAACAAAGACGAAAGTTAAATGATCGAAGATTCTTTGAAGAGAGAAGAGTTACTTCAAATTACTCTCAAGAAAGATTAGAAGAAGAAAGACGAAAACTTGAATTTCGAAAAAGTGGAGATGCTCCTTTTTATGTGATTGCATTTGTTTTTCTTGGACTTTTACTTTCAATGGGATATTTTTTATACACTGAATTTTTTATATAAACGATTATGTGGGCCTCAAGAATATATTTACTTATTATAATACTTGCTATTTTGGGAGGCTTGTGTTATACTGCATATAACTATGTCATGATGACAAGAGCAGAGATTGCAACATTGAGAGAAAATTCAGTGAAGCTCGAAGGTGCTGTAAAACAATCTCAAGAAACAATTACTCAGATTCAAAAGCAGCAAGTTCAAATTGAAGATGCTACTAAAGAATTACGAATTGGACTCGAAAAAGCTGAAGTATATCAAGATGAAATAAGTCAAAAGTTAAGAGATCATAATCTCACAAAATTGGCAAATGCCAAACCCGGTCTTATTCAAAAGAGAGTCAATGATGCAACTCAGAAGTTATTTAAAGAGATGGAAGAAATTACTGCTAATTAGTAGTCTTCCTTCTTTTTTATTTGGCTGTTCAATTTTTTCAACTCCAAAACCTGAACCGCCACCACCTGAACCTAAGGTCATTATTGAAACAAAGTTTGTTGAAAAAAACATTCCGATTCAACCACGACCAAAAGGTTTAAAATTTAATGATGTTCAATGGTATGTAGTCACACCTGAGACTGTTGATTCACTCGTTCCGATGTTTGAAAAACAGTTGGGTGAAAAGTGGGCATTCTTTGTAATCTCAGTCAAAGATTATGAGAATCTTGCATTGAATGTGGCTGATATCAAAAGATATCTTGAACAACAGCGTGAATTGATTATATATTATGAAACTGCTGTTCAACCAACAGAAACAACCGAATAGGAGGTCCATTGTTTGAAACTGTTGAAAGCTTTCAAAAGAAAATTTATGTATTACAACAAAAAACTAAACAAACTTTGATTGAAACAATTGTACAATTTTGTGAACAAAATCAATATGAATATGAATCCGTTGCCCCATTCGTTACAGGTAAACTCAAATCAGATATCGAAGATGAAGGACACCAACGAAACCTTTTTGATAAACGAAAGAAACCAAAGGAGAGGAAGTTTCCAGACATCTTTAGTCAACCCAAAGGAAGTAAAAGAAGCATATCAAGCAATAAAGCTTCATTTTAGTTCAAAAAATTATAATTATAACAAATACGAGGGCAAGGTCAAACTTGCTCAATTCAAGGACATTGCTCCTTACGCTATGATCGCAAAGGGTAAAAGAAAGGATGATTTCCCAGATTTTTTTATACCAGGCATCTTTCAAAACCCTAAAGCCAAGATCGAACACTTTTTATCCGAAGACTATATATCTGTTTGGAAATATTGGGTGAGCTATCAAAACGCACCTAAATACTTCTTTGAACGAGAATGTATTGAATTACGAGAACATATTGAAAAACAAAAAATACAATTTGATGAGATGTTTCGAATCAAGGAAAGAGAATTACCCTTGATTTATAAACTGATTGTGAAGAATCAAGTTTCCCCTCAAACTATTTTTTATCTCAACCAAGTTCTGAGCTTTTATGATCGAATTAATCCAAAAATTACGGAGAATATTTTCTTTCCGATCATTCAAAAGCGTTTGAGCAAAGTTGAGACCTTTGTTAAGCCAAGAGAAAAAGGAGAATTAAAAAAAATCGTCAGGGACGTTTTTTGTTCTTGACATTTATAATTTTATATGCTATACTGTTTAATGTGTAGTAGAAAAGTTTTCCGAACCTAAAGATAAAGGAACATTATGAACTTCAAAGATGCACTCAAATCCCGAACCTCAAGACTTCAATCAATGCAAGCCCGACTCGAAAAAGAGTCAAAGTCTTCTTCATACGAAGACACACGATTCTGGCGACTTGAAGGTAAAGACGGGGTTGGCTCTGCTATCATTCGTTTTCTTCCACCACCTCCAAATGAAGAGAAAGAATATGTTCGTTATTATCGCCATGAGTTCAAAGGCAATCATGGCTGGCTGATTGATAATTGTCCGACAAGTATCGGTGAAAAATGTCCGATTTGTGAGGCAAACAATCTGCTTTGGTCTGAAGGCGGTTCTGAGAATGAAGAACTTGCTCGTTCACGCAAGCGTCGAATGAAGTATGTTTCAAACATTCTTGTTGTTCAGGACAATGCCAATCCTGACAATGTAGGTAAAGTATTTTTGTTCCAATATGGCGCAAAAATCTTTGAATTCATTCAAGAAAAAATTGATCCTCCGACACCAGAATTCGATGACATGAAGCCAGCGGATCCTGTGTATGTGTTTGATTTTCTTGAAGGCTGTAACTTCCGTCTAAGAATGCGACGTGAAAAAGGTTACATCACCTATGACAAATCATCATTTGATGAGCCTACTGAACTTGCTGAAAATGATGAAGCCATGGAAGCAATCTGGCGTGCACAGCATTCTCTCACAGAATTCGAAAGTGCTGATTATTACAAGTCCTACGATGACTTAAAAAAGCGTTTCGTATCTGTCACTACAGGTGAAACTGTAGCCGCTAAGACACCATCCATTGTCGAAGCTCCTCAAGAAGATGAAGAGGTTGTTGCTGAAACAAAAAAGCGAAAGCAACCTGATTTTGTCTCAAAATCTGACCGTGTCTCAAAACCCACTGATGAAACTGATGGTGATGATGAATTGGCATTCTTCGAAAAACTAGCAGAAGAGTAAAATTAAAGACCTTATCTTTTCTTTAGTTGGTGCTGTAATATACATTTCGGGTGAACTACCAAATGTCCTTGAACAAATTGAAATAGACCTTCAAGTAATTTCTTTTCTTGTTGCTGAGGAAACAAGGATTCGTAAGCCCGAAATTTATTATCAGGTTGTTAATTTCATGGAGTGATTAAAATGAGAGAGTTTTATTGTAATGAACGAGATGCTGATGGTTATGATACAGGTAATCGCATTGAATATATAAAGTCTTTTCGTCAAACAGCCGCTCAAAAAATTCTATCTGAACTTCGTATTTCTTCTGGTGAAAAAGAAAAGATGACAAAAACGAAGACAATTGATCCTCAGGGATATGAAACAGGTATGAAGTGTGAACAAATGTTCGCAGACCTCACTCAATGTGGTCAAATGGATGATGAATCAGCTTTGAATCCTCAAGGTATTTGGTGGGCTTCAGAATATTATCGTATAGTTCATAAAACTGAAGAACCTTGTTATGATGCTGATTTCATTTTACGAAAAACAAATGAAGATGATCCGATCAAGCTTGATGTGAAAGGGCAGAAATATCGAAGCAAGCCAGATTATCCTTACGATGGTCGCCCTCCAGCAGATCGTTTAGTTTGGGTGCCAATGTATAATGTTGAATTTCAATTATCTGGCTTTTATAATACAGATTATTATGTGTTTATGTTCGCTCATGAAAATAATAATGCAGGATACATAGCAGGGATTGTTGATGTTGATGAATTTATTGAAAAAGCTGACACTTATCCAGCTATGAGAATAGGTGATATGAACCTACCAAAATCAAAAGCTATGAAACTTGAAGATTTAGTTTACTTAGATCGAACAGAGGAACTTGGAATCAAGTATAATTTTGGTTTTGAAAATGTATCAGATGACGAATGTTTTTATATAGTGAATAAAGGAATTGATTGCACAATCTCTTGTTCTGAAATATTACCGAATGGTGATGAGAACTTATGCTATAAAGATGTGCCTTTCAAAACAAGAGTGGAAAAAAATTTTCCTTGTTCATCTTATACAAAGAAACATCTTGCTCAACTTGATCTTAATAAAAAAGGTTATTTTATCGATAATGAAAATTTAGGTAAATATATTTGTAATTTTGCTGAATACAAAGATAATAAGAAATACACTCTTCATGTTCCTCGTGAGAATGTTCATTATAAAATAGGGAGCTAAGTTATGTTTCGTTTCTTTCTCGACAAGTCCTATTGGCATTGGTCCATTTTAGGCACTTTGGTGATTCTTAGTTCTGTCTGGTATTCAGTTCAGTTGGATGTTCAAATAAATCAGTGGTTTGGAACATTTTATGACTTGTTGCAGAAAGCACTCTCAGCACCAAATGCGGTAACTCTTGATGAATTTTATAGTCAACTATATACATTCTTTCAGATTGCCGCAATTTATATTGTTGTCAATGTTGTCTTTAATGGATTCTTTGTGAATCATTATTGCTTTCGTTGGCGAAAATCAATGGCGGATTACTATCAAGAAAACTGGCAAAAAGCAAGAACAATTGAAGGAGCTTCTCAACGTGTTCAAGAGGATACTCTCAAGTTTGCAAGATTGACAGAAGACCTTGGCGTTGGTCTGCTTGAATCAATTCTCATGCTCGTTGCCTTTGTGCCTATTCTTTATGGACTTTCAAAAAGTGTGACTGAGCTACCTTATTTTGGTCAAGTTGATCATGGTCTTGTTTGGGTTGCTCTGACAACTGCTCTTGGTGGTACTGTTCTTCTTTCCTTAGTAGGTGCGAAACTACCCGGTATTGAATACAATATTCAGAAAGAAGAAGCCAGCTATCGTAAAGAACTTGTTTATGGTGAAGATGATGAAACAAAAGCCGACAACATGAGCATTCATCATTTGTTTTATAAAGTTCAGAAG